CAGTAACTGCGGGGCTTTAAGGCGAGTTTTCGAATCTTCAGTTTATCTTTCTGTCTCTGCTCCTCTCGTCGTCGTTTCTTCTCTGCTGCTTTTTCTGCTTTCTCGCGTTCTTTGCTTCGTCGTTCGAGTGCTATCTTTGTTCCACAAATCTCATTACACCAATATTGATTTTGATATTTTGGTATAAACCATTCATTGCAACATTTACATTTCCTTCGATAGATTCGCATAAGTGCTCCTTTCGTTGCCGGAAAAATCACCGTAATACTTATCTCGGGCTTCTTCAGCAACTAGTACCGCTAACTCCAGATCATCAAAGCATCCGAAGTGTTTACTCTTGCCATGGAAACCTAGCCTAACATTCCATTTTTTCTGTCGTTTGTGCCAAGTAACTCCTCTGCAACCTGATTTGCTATTCTTTCGGATCCTTATATTTCTTGAATTTTCTATTGGCAGGCATTCTCTTAAATTTTCTGGCCTATTGTCGGTCCTAATTCCATTAACGTGGTCAATTTGACCAGCAGGCCAACGATTATGAGTTATGTAAAAAACTAAGACGTGAGTTTTATATCTACGCCCATCTATCATGATCATTGAATAACCGTTGGAATCAAAAGTTCCAGCAACACTATTTAATGCTATCCTTCCCTGAGTGGGAACTTTCCATCTAAATACCCCGGTAGATTTATCGAAACTTAGTAACTCAAATATCCTTTTAACAGTTAAATCTTCTCTTTTACGGTTACATCGTCTTCGCGCTGGTTTAGCCATCGTCTTCTTCCTCGTACATTGAGCTATTCGGATCGCTCATCAGTTCTGCGCAGCAGTGCTCACACACGTGAACTTCCAGCACATGCAGTTTCTGACCGCAGTTAGCGCACGTTAAAGCCCGCTCGACGCTTTCTTTCTGGTATTGAAGGGATTGGGATGGACTAAGCATTATTGGCGTCCTGCATCATGAGAAAGACAATCATGGCGGCGCGGAGAGGTCTGGTATCAAATATTGGGCTTACGCCTTTTGCATCCACACACCATTCAGTTAACTGGTCTAAGATAGAAATCCTGTGTTTCTCAATAATCGGCCATGAGGCACTCGGATCATTGCAGTAATCAGGTAAATGGTTTAATGGCTCAAAAGTTGTATCAGCGTTTCCGTAATACCATTTGTTGGTGTTATTCCCTGACGTTTCCGGCTTACATGCCCAAAGGCCTTTAAAAATTATGTCTCCTACCATTCGGTTAATTTCAAAATCACTTAACTGTGAATAATCCATTGTCATTTCCTCGCACGTTCTCTAAGCCACCGGATATCCCACAGGTGAGCCGTGTAGTTGAAGGTTTTTACGTCAGATTCTTTTGGGATTGGCTTTGGTTTATTTCTGGAGCGTTTCGTTGGTAGGTATTTGCAGTTTTCGCAGATTATGTCGGTGATACTTCGTCGCTGTCGTGCCATACGTCCTCCTTCGTCTCTGGCAGCGGGAAATTACCTACTGGCGACCGCTCACATCTGATACACCATTGGTGCCAATAAGGTTGATTTGGCCGGAATCGATAATCGTCTTTGCTTTCTCCGCAGCGGTAGCAGTGTTTCATGCAACTCTCCCTGTTCGTTGTGACCACTCGTACTCTCGCCGGGAATCATCACTCCATCGCACGTTACGTTCTGAGCCGAACCAGAACATAATTTCGATAAGCTCTGTCATGCTCGCCTTCCTCATCTTGCTGGTACGTACCCCAAGAAGAACAACACCGCCATCAATACCTGGTACACTTCTTTGCTCCAGCTTTTTAGTCTTGAGCCACAGCGCGGTGAAGATGTCTTTCCAGTCTTCCGGAGACAGTCGTTGACCATGCCAAAGCACCTGACGGGAGACGTCCTGAAGCATCGGCCACATACGGTCGTTCTGCGCTTTGGTTCGCTTAGGTTCTTTGACGTGGACTTCGTGGGGTGACTTGTCGTCGATTGGTAGTGAGAGAATGGCGTCTATGGCGTTATTTCTGATTGCTTCGTTGCGAAGCAGGAATAATTGCTTCACTTGCCCTCCTGCTCTTCTCCTTGCGCTTATCCGCGTAATACCGGTTTAATTCGTCAGACATCCTCTCTCCGATAAGCGGCCATGACTCAAACCTCGCATTCGCAAAATTCTCAAGCCATCTCGCAAAATCATCCAATTTATCTGCTAACCAATAAACAAAATCTGACAGCCATACTGCTGAAGCCAAAAAGATACGATGCGGATTAAGGATGAAAATAAGCGATATTTTCATTCCTCTTGATACTTTACTCATACTCACTCCTTCACTTTGATTCCGGCGGCGCGGATGGCATCAGCGCAATAGTCGATTGCGCAGTTGTGGCCTTTGTCGAATTCATCCTCAACCATCACTTTGTCATCGAGCTTTATTTCGATAGCTGCGCGAGATGCGGTCCAAGCCATGTACATAGCCTGAAGCATTACATACAACTGCTCATCATAGATTTCCCCGGCAACATATTCTCCATCTTCAAATTCAGGAAACTCTACATCTGCGCCAACAATTTCATCAGCAAACCACGACTGAAACTGCTTTCTTGATTCGTCCATATTCCTCTCCATCAATGAACCTGCTCGCCATCGCTAACTTTCAGACGCATTGTTCCGTCTTCCCATTCGTGCAGGTATTCCGTCTTGTTCTCGGCAGCCATAAAACCACGGGCATAAGACAGACAGTAATTCAATGGGCTTTCTCCGACCTTAGCCAACGCATCCATAGCGTCACAAAATAATTTCTCTGCTTGTTTCTTTCTCATTATTCCTCTCACTTTTAGTTGATAAAACGCCACGCCATTTTTGCTATCGCTACAGGTACAATTCCGATAAGTACCAAGGTAAACACAGCACCAAACAACATAGAGAATGGGTCTTTACCGCCATTAACAAGGCTAATGTAGCTACGCAGAACAATAAAAAACGTCAGAAGAATCCATCCAACGCCAATGCATTTGATGGCGGCGAGCATCCAATTAACCATGCTTCCCTCTTCCCCAAATAAAAAGGCCTGCGATTACCAGCAGGCCTGTTATTAGCTCAGTGATGTAGATGGTCATTGCTTCATCTCCCTTTCCATTTCATCAATGTCAACGTCATCAGGAAGATGGGAGCAATACGCTGCTATACCATGATGATTTATCTCATACCCTTTGAACGTTACCATCTGGTGCGTAATCTCAACTTCATTCAGGAATCCGTCATCGCATAACTGCCTGGCTATTTTCGATTTGGTCTGGATTATTGGTGTTACCTGTTCTTTCAAAGCGTATGATATTTGTGCATCCCATGCCTTTTCGAGAATGGCTAATTGTTTTTTATTCATACGTCAGCCCCTTGTGCATATCGTCTGCCACGCGCAGCAGGTGCATTTGATGCTGTGCAAATCTGTCTGGCTTCATCCTGGTCACATGCAACAAAGTGTCCGTTGCAGAACCGCTGGTAAACCGTACCAAGCGAGCCAAAACGGTTTTTCGTCACAATGATTTCAGCAAATGGTGCGGCGCTACTGTTCTCGTCGTATACCGCTTCACGGTAAAGCATGATGATTGAGTCTGCATCCTGTTCAATGCTTCCTGAATCACGCAAATCTGCGTTTGTCGGGCGCTTGTTTGGCCGCTTCTCAACATCGCGTGAAAGCTGGCTTAGGGAGATAACTGGAGTTTTCAGGTCTTTCGCCATCGCTTTCAGGCTACCGGAAATATGTGCTATGGCGAGGTCATTACGTTCCGCTTTTGGTTTCTCAATTAGCCCGAGATAGTCAGCCATAATCAGTGACAGATTAGGATGCTCCTGCTTGTGGCGTTCGGAAATGGACCTGATTTCTTCGACAGACAAACGCGATGCGTCAACTACCCACACATCCAGATCTGCCAGCAACTTCATCCCGCTTGCAACTCTCGCCCATTCTTCATCGTCCATACGTGACGGGTTACGCAGCACACTGACCGACATCATTCCTGCGCCGGCAATCCCTCTCTCAACAACCTGAATGGCGCTCATTTCCATCGAGAAAATCAACACACCGCGCCGGACGCCAGAACCAGGAATAACACGACTTGCCACGCCTTCGGCTATCTTCAGCGCCAGTTCGGTTTTACCCATACCTGGACGAGCAGCAATAATCACAAGGTCTTCTGCGTTCATCCCTCCGGTGATAGCATCAAGCTCTTCGATTCCGGTCTTCAGGGTATCAGACTCTTCTCCGTTCCTCAGACGCCTGTCAAGCGTGTCAGTGTAATCATTGATAATTTCCCCCAGTCGCACAGGTTTAACCTCGTTGCGTGGCTTCCTGATGGCTGAAAGACGCTTAACAAGATCGTCCATCGCTCTACCTGAAGCATCCAGCGTGCCGTTACTGATTGGCTCTCGCATCTCATCCAGTAGCTGTAAAACCTGACGCCGTTGATAACTGTCTGCAACCATTCCGGCATAACCCTTCAGGTTTGCAGCGCTGGGACATGACCGCGCAGTCATCATCACCGCCGTTGCGTATTCATCCCCGCACTCCTCGGCCACCATCAGTCCATCAATCAGGTTCCTGTTTCTGGCCTGCTTTCGAATAACTTCAAAAGCTTTCCGGTAAAGCGGAATTGAGAATGCTTCAGGCTCCAGCGTTGCCAGAACGTCACTCGCGGTTGGTGTTAATCCACCAATCAGCAAGCCACCGATAACGCTCGCTTCGATATCCTGTCTCATGC